GGGCTCAGAAAATATTAAAGTCTTGGTTGCCTTTGCAACACTATCTTGAATATTAATCATCTGTTATTTTATTAAGTATTTCATTATATATTTCATCCATTTTATTTATATCTATATAGGCATATATGTTCTTGGTATCCATATCAGACATTCCCATCTGAAATGTATACTGAACTGCAATAGAAAAGTCAACTCTCTCTTTAAACATCAAAGCTTTACACATTAACCTGTCTAATATATCTTTATCTTGATACTGTTCTTGGTATATAGCTAGTGCTATAGCTGCATCTTCTTTGCTTCCACTGAACATATCCCTTAGAGTAAAAAACTCATCTATTGTTATTATCTTTCTAGATTTCTTCTTCATCTAATATTAATTCTATCCATACACCGGGGTTCTCTTTGTCATAAGAATACTGTTTGAAGTCTGGTATAATAAACTCTGCATTATCATCTTCTATCCATCCGTGCTTAACCATATCATCCTGTACTGTTTGTGCAGGGTTAATATAATCAAACTTATGTCTAGTCCCTCTGATAAACTCAAAACTTATTCTAACTGGTGAAGTAAGCTTATCAACTTCTTTTCTGAAGTCTTCAGCATACTTAGCATAGTACTCTTTACTAGCCTTTCTATAATTCATTACAGCTTTGCTAGCAATAAAATACTTACCAGTCCATCTTCTACCATTCTTACTACTAGGTACATTACCGGGTATAAACCATCTATGTTTCATCATAATTATTTATTTAGTATTTCTTTGAGTAAAGGTCTTAGATTCTGATGAACTTGGCTTACACCTATCTTCTTAACAGCATCTGATATATCTTTACAAATAGGTAATACAAGACCATCTATTCTATACATAGATCTATATCTATCTATAGCTTTCTTACCGGCCTCATCATTATCTAGAAGAGTTATAACTTTTTTGTATTTCTTTTTAAAGTATTCTATTATGTGTGGTTTAATCATAGTATTCTCACTATCAGGAGCAATAGTCTCTACATTATAACCAATGCTAGCAAGACACATTGCATCTTTAAGAGAAGCACATATCACTAGATACGGCTGATTATATTGTAACTGATCATATCCCTGCAGATAGCTTTTAACTTTATGAAACTTATGTTTACTATATGGCTGGTATATTTTATATACATCACCATCCTTATCATAATAACCATACATATACTTACCTTCTATCTTAAGACTCTTAACCTTATAGTTCTCTTCTTTTACTAAGTTATAATACTCAATTGGCTTAACGTTATACTTATCAAGTATACTCTTACCAATATTGAACTGCAACCAGAATGAAGCATCTGCTTCTGTCCACTCAGTATCTTTTATGAACTGAACTTCCCACTTTGGTTGAGGTGTTAGCTGTTGGGATTTGAATCCTCCAGCTTTGACATGTGCATTATAATCATTAGTAATCTTTTGAGATGCCATAGGAAAGTCTATGTTAAACATCATCTTTACAAGATCTATCTTGTTACCACTCTTACCTGTTGAGAAATCTTTAAACTTATATTGCATTGCTGCTTTATCAACATAAATACAAAAGCTTGGTGTTCTCTCATTAGGATTAAAGATGGATTTAATCTTGATGTCTTGGCCCACAAGAGCCTCTGATAAATTTAAGTAATACTGAAATACCCAATAGCTTGGTACGTCTGATGGGTGTAGAACTAAATTCTTAGTACTAAACATTATCTAGCGTTTTCTACTTCCCACATCCATTCATAATCTGGTTCCATATAATTAGTATTGTGTAAATCAAAGGGTGGTAAGTCAACCACGAAAACCACCCTTATCATTACTGATTCAAACTACAAATCAAAGTCATCACCGTTAGCTGCAGCAGGCTCAAAGCTAGTAGTAGTAGCATTCTCCTTCTTAACTAATGGTCTGAAATGTTGGTTATTACTCTTATCAAAAGTAAGTATGTTAGAATTCTCTGTGTCAACAGCTTCTAACGGCACACCTTCTCTTGTTCTCTTAGGTAAGAATAAGTCATTGTTTACATAACCTTCCTTGTTTTCCCATTCACGTGCACCTAGACAAGCATTAATGTAACCAGTGTTTGAGCATACCTTTGCAGCTTTAATCATAAAGTCTTCAATAGTAGCAGCCTCAATAGCATCTAGTTCATTTCTCTTGCCAACAACTTCAGCAAGAAATACCATAGCTTTTAATACTTCATTGTCTCTTTTGATCTCATTACCGTTTGATAAAACAGTATCTTTATATGGATATGGTGAGAATCTAACTCTACCAACCTGGCCTTCATAACGTTCTCCATTAGGATTATTCATGTCTTTTAGGAAACCTTGAAACTCTCCTTCAACTGGTTCTGTTTCTACATGTAGCATAATATTATATGCCTCAGAGTCATAAGGTGTTTGATCAAAAGTAATAGAATTAATTTTAATCTTTTGATTACCTGGACCAGCAACTGGTTTAATACTGCCTGATCCTACAGACAAATCTTTAGTACTTAACATAATTTTTCTTTTTAATTAATTAATTATTCTTCATATTTCTGTATGCAATCCTTTACATACTGCAGGTCATTTGAGATAAATTTATCTTCAAACATACCCATTGGTGATTTACATGTGTTCTCTCCATTGTTTTGTGTTTCAAAACCATATTCAAGTTCACCATCATCATTTTTATTTACTTTACCAAATAAGACTATAGAAAAGAGACCTTCCAAAGTTAACGTATTGTCAATCATTTTCCCAATAGTTTTGGCTTTTACTTTTCTATTACCATTTATATCTGTTGAATCCTCTGAGTGAGTCAAGAATATAACAGTTAAATCATCTCTCATGTCTTTAGGCATCTTAGCTACTTGTGCTAAGTTAGCTGCAATCTGAGTAAATTTATCATAACCTTTTTCATTTGCTCTTTCAAAGTATTCAAATGAACTCATGTACTGCCAGTCATCTACAACTAATGTTTTGATCTGTGGCATTTTATCATTCACATGGTTCATTGCTTTAATTATACCAGCAGCTGATGCAGCTGATGTAATGTTACCTTTAGGGTTATCTTTACTAATTTGAGTATACTTACTCTTATAACCTTTGAAAGGCAATGGTTTATTAGCAATGTTTATAATGAAAGTCTCTTTTGGATCTAATGTTCTGATTGAGGTAGACTTCCCTGTACCTGAATCAGCAATAACTAATACGCTTTGTGCCATTTACTTAATTGATTTAATTACATTTATTAATTTATTTAGTGTATCATTGATATCAAGTAGTGCTCCTACTACTGGGTCTTCTATAACCTCTTTCTTATCTGGATCAGGTAAGTTTGGGTTAGCAAAGTCTACAATAGCATTACCTCTACTAGTAACATCATTTATTACTTTGAGCTCACTCACAGGGATTATGTGTCTTACAAACCCTGAGCTTGAAGTAATTAGTTCATACTCTTCTTTCCAATGTGGATTATATTTATGAAGGTATAAAGTTCTTTTTGGATCTTCTGAGTCATAGTCTATACTAACAAACTCTGTATATATGTCTTGTTCTTTTTCTAGTTCACTAGGAAAGAAACTAACATGTAGATCATCTTTACCTGTAGGCCTGTAAGCCATCTTAGGTATATATAGTGCATTTATCTTACCCTCTGTCTGAAAGTAATCTTCATGCTCTTCTCTTAGCTTTGAAACTTTTTGTTTCCTTTCCGCTGGTGTCAGTCCCATTGATTTATTATTTATATTTTTAGTATTAAAACTCATCTACGTTCTTGTTGTGCTGGCGTTGCCATTTCTTCTATTTGCATTTGCTCAAACTTTGCTTTAAAGAATGACATCCTTGCATCACCATTCCTGGCTTTTAAGAAGTGCAACACTAATGTTCTATCATTTTCTATTATATATCTATCTGGACCATAATATCTAATCTTCTGCTTGGCTGGCCTGTTAATACCTATTAAAGTATCAGCATGTTGTAGCATAGCATCTGAACCAAAGATATCTGATTCAAGTATATAGTTACCATACTTACCATCTACAGCTCTATCTGGATTATCTATGTTACGGTTTAGCTGTGATAAACAAATAAACAAACAGGGATAGTCCCTCTTACACTGTGTAAAGAACTCACCTAATTCAAATAACATATCTAATGTGCTATTCTGATAGGGTGCTCTTTTAACAAGCATACTATGATCTAATGTAATCATAGTTGGTATACCTTTATGTTCTGTCATATATTGATCTATCTGATCACGCATTTGATTTACTGTCATAGGTGTAGATACAATATCTACTGGATATTTAACTCTTTCTTTTGCATACTGATGACATTTATTTAATGTATCTGTACTAAGTATACTACCTGCACTACATAACTCTTTGTATGTCTTACCGGTTATAGAACTAAACTCTCTAATAGCTGAGGTTCTTCCTACCATCTCAAACTGAAACTCCAATACTCTGAAGTTATCATTTGGATTTAATAGAAATGATTCTCTTATGATTTGGTCTTTAATTAGTGTCTTACCTGAACCAGGTCTACCACCAATTACAGTTAATGTATTCCACTCTAATCCATCAGTAGTAGCATCATTAAATTTAGGCCATGGTGTATATATAGATTTCTCCTCACCAGTTGATCTGGCGTACATATATTTAAGTGCTTCATTAAATGCAGCATACTGCCCCACCCATGATGGTTTCTTTTTCATACTACGTTTTCTTTAAAGTGATCTTCTTCTGTATCAATACCATCTATTATCATATCACAATAATCCGCTAGAGTAGAATGTTTTACTCTGTGCTTATCTTGTTTACAAA